CATCTCCCACAAGCGCGTCATAAGCCATGTACATCGCCGGCGAATTGCTTGCCAAGTCAGAAAGAAAGTATTTCGCCACCCATGGATGATTAGTGTCGACAGAAAGAATAAACCGGCGTCCACCGCGGTGACCGCGCTGTGCAGTTACTTGATAATGGCGCCCATCTCCACACCCTGGATCAATTTCGATAATCCATTCGTCTCGTCCGTGTGCATATCTAAACGGCTTCCGCTTCTTCTTAGCTTCTTCAGTCTCTTCCTTCTTCTTTGTCTTCTTACCGCCGGGGACGGTCTCTTCTGCAGATATATTCTTTTCATTATTATGCACTTCAGCCTTTGCGGTCACATTCATATTAACGTTAAGGTTCTTGTTATACGAATTGGTAGCTTCTTCAAAAGAAGAATTATCTTTCTTCTGATTCGCCTTGCGCAATGTCTGACGCTGCTTAATATGGGAGCGTAAATCGGCTGCAATTTCCGCAGTCAGCTGATCTTTTACATTCTGAGGTAAATTCCAGCCATCCTTCATAAGCGTGGTGCCCATAAGAGGATCAAATACACTAGCATTAACTTCCCAAATGAGATATATTCCGGACAATTCCCAATTATGACTATGAACATCGTGCCAATTAATCTTATTAGTTGTAATATCGCGATTGTTTCGCACCACAACCAATCCTTGTTCGCGAGAATGTCCCGGCTTATGCTCTGTTTCCAAAGTGTTAACAATTTTAATAGTACCAAGATGCGTCCCATCCTTCAAAATGAAGCTAGATGGACCTCTTATCGTTTTGGCATCCTCCACATAGTCATAGCCCCATGGTCGCAATACGGTACTATTGACACTAATGTTACAGGTATTTGAGTCAAGAAACTTACGAAAGATAAGTCGCAAAGACTTTTGTGCCTTAAGCGCAGCCAAAAACGACTTCACATTGGCATGCTCTGTTGAATCTACCTTTGTAATGTGGACACAAGTACCAGTTCCATCTATTCCAACGAAATCATTGAATCGTGAAAGTTCACTTTCCGTGGGCTCTCTATCTTCAACTACGAACTTGCCTTCCACTTGATTTACATCGAGATCGTACACGCGACAAACCGTCTCGCCTCCCTCGCAGCGTGTAATTACAGTAATACAGCGCCCAAGAGAAGTGCCGGCAGTCTTCAACCCCATGCCAAAACAACCAAGCGAAGAGACCGATTTGTCGGACTCAGTGCCAAGAGTCAGAGCTTCGTTAAGTTGCTCGCCTGTCATTCCACAGCCATTATCAAAGATACTAATCTCTGATACGGGATCTCGTTGGTTTTTCTTACCAGACGCTTCTATTTGAATTTTGGTTGCGCCGGCATCGATTGAATTATCCATAATATCAGCAGTAGCTGATTTTACATTATATCCCAGAGATCTAAGGGATTCTCCCATTTTAGGACGGGGAATTACGTCAATATAATTTTTGCTCATTTTATTTCTCCTTTATATGTATAAAATTGCATTAATTTTATATGAGGAATTTTCTCATATTGTCTCAAACAATATTTGTTTAAGGTGTTTTTATTATAACCCTAACAGAAAATTATGTCAAGGTTTATTTAAAAAATGGGGCAGAGTATTTTAGCCCGCTCTGCCATCGGTCCCAGACGAATCTCTTACTTACCAGTTAGCAATTCATCAAATGCACGGTCAACATCGCTCTTACCGTTGGCGGCGCCGTACTTGGCGGTCTCAGATGAACGTTCTTCTGCAGTGCCATCGCCGGCTAGCTGTTCATCAAGAATAGCATTTACCTGTGCTGTACTTAGACGCTCGAAAAGAGAGTCAAAGTCAGGCATGCGATCTAGCAAGGGCGGAATCGCTTCAGGATCTTCCAGAAGGGGCGACGTGTTACGACGCATCTTAAGGTTTGTCTGAGGATAAGCACCGGGCTTCGTGGGCTTGGTATAAGTAAGGGTAATATCTGTCCCCTCATTAATGTCGGTGACATCACCATATTCCGGATCAAGAATGTATCCGAGAAGCAGTTCATAAGCCTGCTTGCCATAGCCATATACCTTAATGCCTTCGTCTTCGTTGCCACGAACAACTACAGGAGAGAAGTAACGAGTGCGAACAAATAGTGACTTTGCAAGCTTCTTGCTTTCTTCGTCATTGTTCTCGACACCTTCTCGCCATAGCTTAGAGGCAAATTCACAAATTGGACAATCTTCGCCAAAGTTACGCTTTGGACATAAAACGCCGCCCTTGTGATTACCGACGTTATAATGGAAGAACATTTCCTTCAACGGATCTCCGTCCGTAGATGGAACAATACGAATATCCGTATCGCCTTCATCTGGCCTAAACCAGACTGAGTTCGAACCATTGTTTTCACCGCGCAGATTTGCGAGCTTGCGGCGCATAAGCTCCATGTTGATTCCCATGTTTAATTTCTCCTTTTTAATGGGTAAAGTATACCAAGCGTTCCTTGATATCTAATATAACACCCTTGATCTACCATGTCAAGAGTTTTCTTGTATTGCGTTCGTTCTGGCCACGCAAAAGCCAAAGTCTTTGCCTGTTTCGGTTTCATATATAGCATATGAAATCTTTCTAAAGGCATTGTGTGATTTCTGTTTTAGCATATCAACTAGTTTCTTGTGAAGTCCTCCATCTGTCTCTAGTTTTTCTTTATTTATACATATATAATAGCACGCTTCTCGGTCGATGTCAAGGTCAAAAAACCATTTTTCTTCAAGATCTTTCATGTTCAAAGCGCCAAAGGTTCTAATTCGACAAATTTCAGAAGGCTTTGCTACAACTCCAATTTCTGGCTCATTATGTTCAAAATAATTCATATAATGAACCGTAGACTGAATCGTGTTGTTCAAAACATCGTAATATCCTTTAATTGGGATATCCGGTATCATTTCCTCTAATTTTTGATTTGAAATAAGTGTAATCGATTTGAATAATCCTGATCGTGCATATTGCTGTAAAATACCAAATGTAGCATTTTCTACTAATTTGGGGATTCCAGACAGTAATTCTATATCTGGTCTAACATAAAATAACTCTATTTGCTTGTCTTTAAGCTGTTCTAAAACACCTAAAGCATAATTTGAACTATAAGAGGCTCCAACTATAAAAAACTGTACCTTGTCATCAATGTCTTTAAAGAATTTTTTAAGATCGGGAATGTTTTCTTCATATTCCTCCGGGGTCTCATAACGTTTTAATCTGAAATTGTACTTCGATGTTCGTTTAACGCCCTCATTCAAGCAATAAACGTTATATTGGGGTAAATCTGAAAATTTCTTTGCGATTTTAGAGCCAGCATTGCCTAGTCCAACTATCGAAATCATATTTTTAATTCCTCGAAATCATAACAGTTTTTTCCGGCCCTTACATTGACTTTATAGTCACCTTCTTCAAAAATCTTCTTAATCTCCGATACATAAACACGCTCATCATCGCTAAAATCGATCACAATTTCATCATGAATAATATGAGAAATAAAAGACTTCTTTCCGTCGAGGAACTTATCGATTTTAACTGCTCTACTTAACACACGATCCGATGTTGTGCTCTGAATTAAATAGTTAAAAGCCTTCCGTTTATCTACTTGAATTTTTCTCCCGTATATAGTATTAATGTAACCTTCTTTGTGCCATTTGTCAAGTATTTTTTCGCGATTATAGCAGTCAGCTTCAATGATGTTTGATTTAGGGTTATAGAACCAAGCAAAGAAGCGAAGTTTCGCAGTTTTTCTATCAATTTCATCTTCAAATATATTCTTCATGTTCCATTCGTGAATATCGCCTTTAGGCTGTTCTTGTCCTGCGAGTTCAAAAAAAGTTCTGATTTCTGCTCCATTATAATCGAGTGAAATAAACCAGTCGTTATGCGGCTTTATAAGGCGCCGATAATCTCTTCTGACTGTTAGTATCGGAAAAGAATTTTCATTAGTTGTAAGGCGCCCTGTGACAGTCCCAAACATGTTATAATCGATGTAGTTGTAATTTTTTAAAAGCTCATTTGTCTTAGAGCGGCCCATAGAAGTATAATATAGTTCTCGACAGCCTTCTTGGTTGAGATTAAGATTTTGATATTTTATCTTATGCATCAATTTCTGAATATCATTCAATAATTCATAGTTTTCTGGCTTTTCGTAAGTCTCGAATACATGCTCTGTAATTTTGTTTTTGATCTCGCAAAATTCCAACAAAAAACTGTCAGGAACAAGATCAAAAAAGCAATGTTCTCGGAGATTAATTCTTCCAATTTTAAAACTTTTGAGATAAGCGCGAAAACGTCTTTGTATTCTCCGCAATTCTTCTATTAATTTATCTGGACAAGCTTTTTCGAGACTGTCGCCATT